AGCCTGGATGAAGACCACAGAGCAGTGGCTAAAGGCAAATGGGGCGTTTATCCCTGCCCCTTTGGTGTATCTGAACCAACAACGCTGGGATGGCGCAGAAGTGCCTGAGATGGCGTTTAAACCAGCCGTAGACCCTGCCCTAGCCAAGATCAAGGCAGACATTGCCAAAGCCTCTCCAATGCCCGATCACATCAAAGAGCGTTTGGCTCAATTAAGGCGGCAATGAATAGTATGGTTCATAGTGAACTGATAGAACTTGCTGCAAAAGGGGCGAGAATCAACGCGATAAAAGACCCCAATGGTGTTTGGCGTAACTGCACTCGCTTGCCGCCAGGATTTAACATCTTTGAAGCAAAGCCATGGAACCCCCTTGAAGATGATGGCGATGCACTGCGTCTAGCGGTGAAGCTGGAGATGAAAATAAACATTAGCCAAGGGAATGTTCAGGTGCGGTTCAAAGAAGATGCACCTCTGATTTTCGTTAGGACGGGCATTAACACTGCTGAAGCCACTCGCCTAGCAATCACCCGCGCAGCCGCTGAAATTGCAAGGGTTCCAATGACTGAGAAAGAATTTGAGGCAGCAATGAGAACATCCCAACTTGAAATGGAATATGCTGATTACATTTGCGAGCGATATACAGTTGATTTTGAAGAAGGTTTCGGTCTTTTTAAATTGAAGGACAGTGGTGATTTTTATCAAGGTTTCAAAGAAAAGATGACAAAATGAACAAAACCCAAGCCCATGAAATACTTGAACAACGAAAGCAAGGTTTTGCAGTCTCGCAGTATCTTGTTAACCGCGCCCTTGTTGTATCAGGAGACCTTGGAATGGCTTGTTTACCTTGCAAAACAACCTGGCTGGAAAGCACAGGCATGGCACAGGGCCAAGGAATTAGAGAATTGTTCTACCCATTTGTGGATAGGGATAACCCAAGACTTAATCCAACAAATGAAAGACCACAATGAATCCATTTCTGATAAATGAGCCAACTTGCATCAGTTTTTCAGGTGGGCGCACATCGGCTTATATGCTTTACAGGATTTTGGAAGCTCACCAGATGAGCTTGCCAGAGGAAGGAATTGTCTGTTTTTGCAACACAGGAAAAGAGCATGAATCCACTTTGGACTTTGTGAGAGACATAGAAAAAGAATGGAATGTGCCGATTGTTTGGCTTGAGTTCACAAGAAATCCACAGAAATTCAAGATTGTGAATCACGAAACAGCCAGCAGGAATGGCGACCCATTTGCAGAGTTAATCGAGCAGCGCAGTTTTTTGCCAAACTCAGTCATGCGCTTTTGCACCACAGAGTTGAAGATCAACCCCATCACGCGCTACATGGCCTCAATTGGGCATGATGAATTTCAAACAATGGCAGGGATTAGGGCTGATGAACCACGCAGGGTTGCCAAACTCAGAGAAACCTTACACGCACCCTTGGCGATTGCAGGGGTTAACCAAGCCGATGTACAGGATTTTTGGGCATCAAACACCTTTGATCTTGGGATTGAGTTTAGAGACAAGGTGACACCCCTTGGAAACTGCGATTTATGCTTTATGAAGGGCGCATACCAAATTATGAGCATCATTCAACAAGAACCAAGTCGAGCCATTTGGTGGGCAGAACAAGAGAAGAAAATAGGCGGCAGGTTTTCCAAAGACAGACCCGACTACACCCAGATGATGAATTTTGGAAAGAATCAATCCGATATGTTTAACCAAGAAGAAGAAACAATCGCTTGTTTCTGTGGAGATTAAATGACTATTTGGATAGGGCTAGACCCTGGCAGCATAAGCGGCGCAGTTGGCGCACTTGATCAGAACGGCGATTATTTGGACTCATTTATGATTGAGCATAAAGACAAGAATATATTGCCACTTGTATTCAAAAACATGATATTGCGGTGCATTGACCCGCGAGAGGGTGCAGAGATTTGCATGGAATCCGTCCATAGTATGCCAAACCAGGGCGTTGCAAGTAGCTTCCAATTCGGGCGTGCAGTCGGTGTTATATCAGCGGTTGCTGAATTAACTAATTATCCTTTTCATCTTGTGACCCCTCAGAAATGGAAGAAGTATTTTCATTTAACAAGCGATAAAAACGAAAGCCTAGATTTAGCCCGATCATTTTGGCCTGAAGCCAAGCTAATCAGGAAAAAAGATGGAAACAGGGCAGAGGCACTTTTAATTGCACTTTACTGGAAAGACCAAATAAATGGCAGGGCAGATTAAATCAGGCGGAAGAAACACAACCCTAGACTTGAGTGCCGAACAAAGGTCAATTTTGGTAACCATTGGAAATGGAAACTTGACCGAAGGGGGAAAGATAGCGATTGACTGGGCGGCGCACTTTTTTAACTGTGGCCTAGACCCAGAAATGAACCTAAACTTTGTGGGCCTTGTGACCACACTGCCAAACCAAGATGATGATTGACTGCAAAAGGGCTTTCCAAAGGGCTTAAAAGGGCTTTTAAGGGGCTTTTCTTGTGGTGGGCGTATGGTGATGACCCCAAGGGCTTGCAAGGGCTTAAAACAGGCAAAGAAAAACCGCCCGAAGGCGGCTTAGTTAGTGGTTGATTACTTTTTGCGGGTTAGGATGCGGAGAATAAGTGCAAGGGTGGCATAAATCATGGGTTTATCTCTTCATGGTTCATAATCCCGCAAAATTCTAATATTGCAGAATCATACCCTGCCCTATATTCAGCATAATACCGATCCATGAACGGGTTATTAGGTTCGTATTCCCCATATAAACCATGATAAAAACCCAGGGCATATGCTGCCCGTTTGTCCAATGTAATTTGATCCATAATTAACCCCACAATCCAATGATTAACCAAAGGGCAGCAAACCCGGCACAACACACCCAACACACAATTTTATCGATGGTTTCCATAATCACACCTATTAAACCCCGGAAAATGCCGGGAAGCATCCTAAGCGCAGCGCATAGGCCAAAACACACCCGCTGGATATGTTTCAGTTTATGCGCTTAATTGAAATGCACACCCTTTATTTGAGTGAACCCGGAAAAATCGCGCTTTGCTTTGCCCTTTGCATACAATGCAACAACAACCGCCTTGGGTTCGATGTGGCGCACATCGGTGTTGTCGCCGTCAATCACGGGCCATCCCCTAAAATTGTCCGGGATATCCCCTTGTTTTTGAAACACCACGGCGACACGAGAATTATTAGGATTAGTCAATCCCTTGATTGATATGGGTTTTGGGGTAATCGCGCTAAACGAATAAGTTAAATCATAATTTCCGGGTGTTTTACCCACAAGGTTCCGGCCCGGGTGTTTTGTGTAGTCATAGAATTGGACATCGGGAAACAATTCAAAGATGTTTTTGCCATCATGGACAATCAGATTTTCATAAGGGATATCGCTTGTGCCATTGGGCCGAACCAAGGGTGTGAACCCTAGTTTTTGGGCCTTGTTTTGTAATGTCCACACATCCGCAGCAAAGGACAACAAAAACGCTTGTTGATGGTCATAGTAAAAACGGGTTTTGGCTATTCGTGCCAATTGAACGCTATTGAATGCACCCCGACCCGCCGATTCTAGGCAACCATGCATACACCCTGCAAGGGCAGCCATGGCGCAGATTGTGTGATCAGGTTTTAGGTAGACAATCCCGGTTAAATAACCGATGGATTCGCCCTTGATTGTCTTAGCGGATGATTCACCTAGAATTGTTTTGTAGGTCAATCCAAGGGTTTTAAGAATGGTTTTGTACGGGTTCTTCATTGTGTGACACCTATTAAAAAAAGAATGAATGCGCTGGATATTTTTAGTTTTGCTTAATGTCCATGGTGTTTAGCATCTTCAAAAATCTCGTGATATGTGGCTGCTAGATAACTCTGAGCTAATTCAAGAATGGCCAAAAAATCCTCATGGGATTTGATATCAGCCCATGTTTTGACAATCTCGCCTTGGTCGTTCAAAGCATAAGAACCATCTTTTCGTTCTTCTAATTGAAGAATGCCATCACCATCAGCACAATAGCATTTGACGAAATCTAGCCATTTTGCGCCATCTAAGACATACCATGTGATCTTAGAGCTTTTGATAGTTTGGAGCTTGGTTTGCATGATGTGACACCTATTAAAAATGATTGATTGAATCACTAGGTTTGTTGTCCTAGTGCACTAATAATAACGCTGCTAAACATGGTTTGATATAGGGACAAACCCTAGGTTCTCCCATTATTTATATAAGTACTTACCCTATGAATGGTAAAGTATTAGATAGGATAATGCTATTGAATGGTTGAAGTCATTAGGGATTGACTATTAGGGTTTCTACTAGGTATGGCAGGAATGGTGCCTATGCAATTTACGCATAACCTTCCGACCGGTCGGTTAATTAATCTAAGGGTTTCTACTACCTAGGGTTTACCCTATTAGGGTTTACCCTTACTCGTTTACCCGTAGGTAGTTACCCTATCAAGGTTTACCCTTAAGGGTTTGTAGGGGGGGAGGGGGTGTGTGTGGTGTGAGAGATTTTGTGGTACACCCTCCGCACACGAGAAGCCAAATTAGCCTTTTGATAACAAGCAAGGTCTGGCTTTAAAAAGGGAAGGGATTAGGTGCTACAGACATTAAGAAGTACAGACGATAGCCATTACCCGTGTAGGGTGGTACTTCTTAAAGAAGTGAGCCTCTTGTTTATACGCTTGATAGCGTGAACTTGCGTTCCTAGGCGACAACTGTTGTTTGTCAGACAACCTTGTACAAGCTACTTTGCCCCGTTCAGGTAGTCCCTGGCGCTATCTCAGCGTTGAGGGAGTCCTACTAGAAACTCGCCTGATTTGCCATGTTTATCCCACTTGGTCGGCTCAACCGCATGGAGGGCTGGGTTATGGCCCCGTTAAGAATGTACTAGGGTTTACCCTACTTGTCAAACAAAAGAAAGTGAGTTACATTGTTGTTGCCAAGACGCATGGGGATTGACAAATGGCAAGCGAAGTGAGAATGGACGCATTCAAAGCGCCCCGCTCGACAGTCCCCAGCCGTGTTGGTGAAACTAAAGAAGTCCCGAAAAAGTGTTGAATTGCGGACGAGTAGCGCAGTATCTGACAGAAATAGCAAGTAACCAACAACCTATACTACTTCCATAACTGGGTAAAGTATGAATGTGATTGATGCACTGCCAAACAACCTAAAGAAAAAAGGTCGCCCCAAGGGTGCTGTGAACAAGAAGTTCACTATGTCTACCTATGCTGAAAGACCTGCGGCTCTCCTGCCAAAGACTGAAGTTCAGCGCATCAAAGAACTCAAAGACCTCCTGATAAACAGTGCAGGTTCTAATGTTGTTCACAAAGCAATTGAGATTGCCATGAATGATGAACACCCTGCACAAGCGGCTATGCTCAAACTCTGTATGGATAGGATGCTTCCCGTCAGTCTGTTTGAGAAAGAAGGCAAGCAAAGGAATGCCGTTACCATCAACATCACAGGCATTGGTGGCGTAGAGATTGAACCCTTGCAAGATGTGACTGATGTAGAAACAAAAAATGTCTGACCTCAACTTCTCACTCCTTCCTTGGCAACAAACAGTCTTTACTGACAAAACAAGGTTTAAGGTTGTAGCTGCTGGTCGGCGTTGTGGTAAGTCTAGGTTAGCGGCTACTACGCTAATTATTGAAGCATTGCGTTGCCCAGCAGGAAGTGCAGTTCTCTATGTTGCGCCCACCAATGGACAGGCAAGGCAGATCATTTGGGATGTACTGTTAGAGATTGGACGGGATGTTATCCAAAACAGTCACATCAACAATATGGATATCACCATGATAAATGGTGCAAAGATTTATGTTCGTGGTGCTGATAGACCAGATACCCTGCGGGGTGTGTCCC